TTATTGGTGTCGATGGTAAGGTCGGCAGGCTCGTATGTAAGAGAGTTCAATGTAGACATAGACAGTCTAATATACAGGGCTGGATTGATAGGGTGCGGGATGATGGTAGGCTTGAGTCTCGTATTAGTGGCTTTGCTGATACATACCGTGTACGTCATGCTAACATAGCTAATGTTCCTAATGTTAATAGCTTCTACGGTAATAACATGCGTAAGTGTTTCATCTGTGAAGATGATAAGATATTAGTTAGTGCTGATGCTGCGGCTTGTCAGGATAGAATGATTATCTCAAGGGCTAGGGATGCAGGTATCAAGGATGCAGTATTCGAGGACATGGTATTAAATGGGGATAAGGCTAAGGGTACGGATAGCCACAGTAGAGCTAGGGATGAGATTAACATCTTATTCGCGGAGATGGGTATAGCTGCTATTAACAGAGCTAGTGCTAAGAACTTCTCTTATGCTTATAAGTTTGGTGGTGGTGCTAAGAAATTGGGCTTCATGGCAGGTGAGAAGAACGAAGCTAAAGCTATTAAGATAGGTAAGGCTATTAAGACAGCATTCGATACAGTATTCCAAGCACAGATACAGCTAGGGGAACACATTAAGAAGGAGTGGATAAAGAGCGCACGTATGAAGACCGTTAAGTACAAATGGAATGGCAAGGAGCAAGAGAAGCAGGAGTTCTATAACGGTAAGGTACAGGGATTAGATGCAAGAAAGATACTGATACGTACAGAGAAGGACATACTTGTGTACACAGTACAGAGTGATGAAGCCATAACCATGCAATACGCCACTGTATTAGCAAATAGAAAGCTTGACTCTAAATATAAAGAAGGTGTACAATGGAAACAAGTGGGGTTCTTCCATGATGAATTTACATTTGAAGTTGAGCCAGAGATAGCAGAAGATGCTAAGATTATGTTAGAAGATAGTATAGCAGAAGCAGGGGCTTACTTTAAGCTTAACCTCCCACAGATTGGAGAGGGTGAGATAGGTAGGAACTGGCAAGAGATTCATTAACTAGGAGGAAGTATGATTACTAAGGATGATGTTGATACGGGTGAATTTAGCCATGATGATGTCTACGAGTTGCTAGATAGAGCAGCAGAGCTCGAGAAGGAACGTGATGATTTATACGCTTATAAGATATTAAGTATAGAGTTGTGTAATCGTAAGGGTTATTCAAATCTTGTAGAACTACTAAACAATTTTAAGGGGAAAAACAATGAGTATTAATGATTTAGGAATGCAACATCTTATGGATTTACTAGAGGCTCACAGAGTGGAAGTAGAAGATAAAGATGAGCGTATATCAAAACTTCAAGATTTAGTAATAATGATTCTTGATTCGGAAAGTGCGGACTTAAGTGTAATCCCATACTTACACCCAGTATGGTTAAAGAAGGCTAAGGAAATAAGCAAGGAGATAACATGAGCGCACCAATATACATAGTGATACCAGAGGCAGGTAATTTAGGAGCAACACAATACGTACTGCCAAAGGAGATTCTTAGGCTTGTACAACATGATGAAATTTGCAGTGTAATGTTTCACGAGAACGGCAAAGTATATAAAATAAATACTTTGTTGACAGCATCGGAGATACATGAGATGCTACAGGAGATAACTGAAATGAGTATGTATTCTTTTATGAGTGATTTACTAGGGGATGATGGAGGGGATAGCTCAGAGAGGCAGGGATATGAGTAGGTTTAAAGTTGGTGATATAGTACGAATCGCTGAGAGTTCTTGTTTCCACGGGAAAAACTATTATAATCCTGCGGATGAGGATGGAATTGTGATTAATTCAAACTACGCAGTGGATTATAAATATAGAGTGGATTGGGGAGGAAAAACAAATCGTTACCGAGGTGAAGACTTAGACTTAGTAGAGAATAAAAAGGAGCAAGAAATGGAAAAGAAATATAAGATAACAACAGAGTTGAGCTTACAAGAAGTGACAGATTTAAAGCGCGCTCTATTACATGCTTCTGGATTTGTTAAACTCCACGAGGAGTTAAGTATTATATACAAAGAAGCTCAAAGAAAAGTTGTAAAGGTAGGTGATAAAGAGTACTATGAAGACGAACTATCCGCAGCATTAGCAAACATTAACGCAATAGAGGAATAACAATGCCACATTTAAACGCAACCATCGAAGCAATCGCCATTAAGCCACTAGCACAGCCAGACAACTACGGTAATACATTCCGAGTTGGTATGAAGTTTGGGGAAGACTGGTACAGCTACGGTACAATCAAGAAAGACCAATTAGATGTTAAAGTAGGTAATGACTGGGTTACAGTTACTAAGGGGATGGAAGTAGAGTTCATGTATAAAGTGAATGGTGACTTCAAGAATGTAGAGAAGAAGTCTTTCACTGTAACTAATCAAGAAGGTGGTGTAGCTACTAGACAGGATACACAGCAAGCACCACAGCAAAGTGCAAACAATGCACAGTCCAAAGGGAGCTTTGTTAACCCTGCTGAAGTTGGTCAATGCTTGAACTTAGCAGTGGAGTGCTTAGGCTTTAGCTCTGCTGATTGCACGAACCCAGACAAGGTAGTAGAAGCAATTCAGTGGTACAAGAGAACAAGACAGTTATTCAGCACCTTATACCCAACTGTAGACTTAGAAGAGGAGTTACCTAAGCCGAAGGAGAAACCTACATCTAAAGCTCCTAAGAAGGAACCTGCAATCTTTAATGATATGCCAGAAGATAGCTACGATGATGATGATATTTAAATGACCTGCCCCTTCGGGGGCTACACTTAGGAGTTAATATGAAAGCAAGCGAAATGATATGCTTATTGGCAAAGCAAATACAATTGAATGGGGATAGGGGAGTTAGTATCTACGTGGATTGTTTCAACACCGAAATTGGTAACAATGCAGAACTCTGTGCGTTACCTAAGAGTGTTACATGGGATGCACAACAAAGAACAATAGAAATTTACGGAGAGTAGCTAAAGCTACAAAGGAGAGTGATATGACAACACCAACATGGTTCAGTGCTGTAGCTGATAAAGACTTAGCAGAAGCGGAGTTGAAAGAGCGCATGGAGTACGAGGAGATTAAGCTACAGATGCTACAAATGGATATAGCTAATACGAAGTTACGTATGCAACTACTGCAAGCACAGATAGAGTAGTGCGAGTCCTGCAAGAGAGTTTGGTCAATGTGCTTACGGGGGCGTTAGTTAATTACCCCTTGAGTATGTTCTTCTTGTGGTTGTTTATGGAGAAACTTGAGATGCAAGATGTATTCTGGATAGCAACATATAGCACCTTGTGTATGACTATTATAGCATTCATTAGGGTTTATTGGATTAGGAGTTATTATGAAAGACGAAACCGTACCAAATAATGACACCATGCTTATTATTGATGGGGACTTAATCCTCTATCAGAAAGGATTTAAACATGAGAAGACAGAAGAGTGGTGGGTAGTAGAAGCTGATGTGGATAAGTGGATAGCGGGGTTCTTCAAGAAGTTCGGCACTTACAACTACATCATATACCTCACTGGGGAGGGTAACTTCAGAGAAACCAGTGCAGTAACACATAAGTACAAAGGTAATAGAACTAAAGATAAACCACGTTGGCATGCAGATATTAAGCAGTACCTCATACACATGCACCGTACTAAGTTGGTAGAAGGTATGGAAGCAGATGATGCTATAGCAATGCACTTAACACGCAACCCTAATAGTATTCACATAGGTATTGATAAGGACTTATTCCAAGTAGAAGGTTGGCATTACAGATACGCTACACATAATGCTGCGGAGATACCACTACGATACATATCTAATGCAGGCTTCTTGGAGTTACAAGTGGGGGCTAAGAAGAAGAAGTTAGTAGGTGGTGGATACCCTTGGTTTTATGCTCAGATGCTAATGGGCGATAAGACTGATAATATCGTTGGTCCTAAAGGTTACGGGGATGTGACAGCGTATAACGTCCTAGATGGAGCTGTAACAGCACGTGAGTACTACGAAAGAGTACAGCAATGCTATGAGGAGGCTTTTGAAGAACATGAGCTTAGACTGCGGGAGAATGCCAATTTACTATGGATGGTACGAGGTTATGATGATAAGGGAGAGTTAATTATGTGGGAGATACCTGAATGCCTAGAACCGTAGAGAAGACCAGAGCAGGGGAGACATGGAGTGAGTCGAGATACTTCTCATTCATACGTAGTGCCTTACGTAGAAGCTTTATGAAATACCCTGTGAAGTATCAAGTGAAAGAAGCTGCATCAAGACCTTATGTTGGCAGTGATAAGAGGAGGAAGAAAGAGTATAAGTGTGCAGTTTGTGATAGTTGGTGTGCTGATAAGGATGTAGCTGTAGACCATATTACACCATGCGGTTCACTGAAGACATTTGAAGACCTACCAAAGTTTGTGGCAACACTCTTCTGTGAGAAAGAGAATTTACAAATAATTTGTAACACTTGTCACCAGATTAAAACGAATGAAGAGAGGGTAAAGAGATGAGTTTTGACATAGTAATAGCACCTGTTATAGACTGGAGGGGACTCCATTACAAGGCTTACATACGCACTGAGAGGGAGAGGATGTTCAGAGCTATTTCCTTTGAGTATAAGGAGTTAAGACTATGGAATAGAGCTGAGGGTGGTAAAGTGTTCTCTAAGATAGGTGAGATACAGGAAGCCATAATCGTAGAGTACGGTACGCGTGTTAGTATAGCAGAGTGGGAGGGCATAAGATGAGTTGGAAAAAGAAAGCAATAGAAATGATGGTGAGTAGTGATGTTAGCTGGAGAGAGATTGCTAAGATTGTAGGTAAGCCTAAGTCAACTGTAAGCGATTACCTGCGTAAGTTCAAAACAGATGCTACGTACATGGAAGAAGTGGAAGAGAACAAACCCAAGATACTCTTATATGACTTAGAGACTTCTCTGATTAAGAGTTACCATTGGGGTTTATGGCAACAGAACATCAGTATTGGAGCCATTATAGAAGATTGGTACATCATTTGTTGGAGTGCTAAGTGGTTAGGTACAGATACAATGATTAATAGCAGCGTACACACAGCTAAAGGTATCCCATACACAAGGACTCGGGACAACGAGTTCGCTGTAGTACACGCACTATGGAAGCTTGTGGATGAAGCAGACATTCTCATAGCGTACAATGGTAAGAAGTTCGATAGAAAGAAGATGAATGCTAAGTTCTTGGAGTACCAATTACCAGAACCCGCACCATACAAAGTGATTGACCCCATGCTTATCTGTAAAGGGAACTTCGCCTTAACAAGTAACAAGATGGACTTTGTATCTAAGTACGTATCAAGTAATGAAGAAGGTAAGCTTAGCACTAACTTGCAGTTGTGGATTGATGCAATGAATGATGATACCGATGCACTAGATGAGATGCAAGCTTACTGTGATGAGGATATTAACGTACTAGAGCGTGTGTACTTAGCTGTTAGGCACTGGGATAAGAATGCACCAAACTTAGCTTTACACTACGATGATAATAAAGTACGATGTAATTCTTGTGGCAGTGACCACCTAATACCAATACCGAATAGAACCTTTAATACTAATCTCTCTAAGTTTAATATTGTTCGATGTGGTAACTGTCAGAAAGTACTACGCACTAGAACAAGTACACTGAGTAAAGAGAAGAAACAATCACTGTTAATGAATGCTTAAAACCAAACAACTTTACATGAACTTTTAGTTCAAAACCAAAGGAATAATATATGAATATTTTAAAAGGAATCGTATTAGGGTTACTTGTTGCTAAAGTGGTACTTTGCGGAGTAGACGGGAATGATTCAGCAATGCTAGGATGGGCATTGGCTACAGTATATTATTGTTTCTTAAACTATCCTTTATCTAAGTCAACATCGGGAGAATAATATGATTATTGAAAAGAAATTAATTATAAGAAGAGTCAGTAATGAGTTCGCTTGCATGGGATGTGTACAGGAGGTAGATGATTCAAGAGTGCCCCATCTGGAGCTTGGTTGGGTAGAGGCTACGGATTGGGTTACAAGGGAGCATGTAAGACAAGCCGCACCAGAACAAGAGATTAAGAACTTCTGTATCTCACAAACAAACATGTACGTACTGAAGAACTACCCTGAGTATCACTTAATACAAGAGGAAACATTTCTATGAAAAATTTAGCATTAGCAATAGCACCAACATTTATCGTATGGCTTGTAACACTACTCACTACAGGTACATCATTAACAGCTTACCCACTGTTCTTATTATACTGTGTGAGTTATTTGTTTATTAAAGAAGTAAAGTATGAGGTAGGTAAGTAATGGAATTTGCATACACAGTGGAGCAATGGTTTGAAAGGGATAACCTCTGGTATCCCGCATACAGACAGGGTAAAGGCGATTTATTTAACACCCTAGGGGGATGTAAGTCCTATATAACTAGAGAAAATTACCGAGAGAGGTGGGAAACAAAACCATTGAATAAATTTAGAATTAAAACATACCGTTTAGAACTTGAAAGTCAAGAGGAGATAGTTTAATATGGAATTTGTAATTAGTGACATAGTGACATATAATAAGTACTACGCTAGAGAAGCGCATAGATTCATCCCACTGAATGCAATAGAGGACTTGGAGGGATTCCCTAAGATTGCAGTGAGAATACATGAGTACGATGCTTTAAGTGATGAGCAGGACTTATTACAGAAGCAAGTAGAAGCCCTAGCTGCATTCGGTATTATACGATTGGTGTATGTAGATGATGAAGGTAATGAGAATAAGTTCTACAATGTACTGAAGTCCGTAACAGAGAGTACACCACAGCAAGAGCTTAAGTACACAGAAGACAGAGAAGCGTACACAGAAGAACAAGTGAAAGCTTTTATGGATAGTGAAGAAGGGGGTTGCTCAGGTGGAGCTTGTTCAATATAGGAGGTGCAAAGTGAGTAGATATGAACCCGTATTAATTGAGGAACCCTACCAAAGTAATCCGTGGGCTGGAATGGAAGAAGATAGAGATGGGGAGTATGTTAAGTATAAAGAGTACCAGCTTTTAGAAAAGGAAATTGCAGAGCTTGAGAAAGCATTGCTGTGGTCTAGGGATAGTAACACAGGTTTTGAACCCTCAGTAAGCGTTATGCATAGATATTATGACGAGTTATTACCTAAAGGCGGTGTAGCAGATGATTAGCATGTACAGAGAGTACCTACCAGATAGAACAAAGGGGTATATGGTTATGCCTAATGGTGAGCATCTACCTACATTAGAACCCCCTTGGAAGGATAATGAAGTAGGAGAGAGTTGCATACCAGAGGGTATCTATAGAGTGCGTAGAGACAAGGTGGGGAGGTTTCGATACTACAGGTTACTAGATGTAGAGAAGAGAACAGACATTGAGATACACAAAGGCACAAGACCAGACCATAGCAAAGGTTGTATATTACTCTTGACTTATGAAGATTTAGCTGTATTATTGCATTGGTTCGGAGATAGCGATTGGATTTTAGAGATTAAGGAGCAACCATGAGCCACTACCCAGAAGAATATGAAAAAGACTCATTCAGACAAGCACTTAACTACAGAACACCAGAAGGATTATATGATATGAAAGAAGCATCACAAGAGCGTATTACTGATATGAAGATAGGAACTAAGTGCGATAGGAATAAAGCACTAGAGTCCCTGAATGGCGCTGTAAGCTCGACAAATAAATACAGTAGGGTATTAAGGGGTGGTGCTACTTTAGACGTATACGATGTACTGGATGCCTTTAAAGTGGATAATCCTGCTGTACAACACGCCCTTAAGAAGATGCTATGCGCAGGGAGTAGGGGGCATAAGGATTACATGCAGGATATACAAGAGGCCATTGACTCCCTAGAGAGAGCCAAGTCCTTCGCTCCAATACCTTTCTAAACATTGCCCCTCGCGGGGCTTTTTTATACTTCTGTGACTTGGTAGAGCCAACCTTCAACAACAATAGTAGCTGCTGCTATTGATTTAAATCTTATTCTTGCGCTATTGTCTACAGTGTCCTGACTAATTAATGGTAGTTTAAATTGAGCTGTTACGGTTACATTATTAGTTGCTGTCACATAGTAATCGTGGTTTATATTTAACGTGTACGGAGACGCAGACCCTTCTGCTAAATCAAAAACTAGATTTATTTCTTGTGCTGCTGCGTGGTCAATAACTAAATCAACCCTAAAATCAACAATATCGCCAATTTTTAAGCTACTGAAATCAAATCTATTTGTTGCTGGATTCCATAAATTATCCTTTGATTCTGGATTATATGCAAACGTCCTTGTACCTAAGTTGTTATTTGTTAAGAACGTTGTTGTTGACCCTGCCCCGTGTGTTATTTTTGTGCCGCCATTAAACGGATTTGTTGCAGTATCGTTAGCATAAAACCAATATGCCTTATTTGCTAGGGACTCTGCTAAGTCCTTAGTGGCATTTAACTTACCACGTACACTACTCCCTAACTCACCATCTATTATATCAGCAATAGGCATTAGCTATCTCTCCAATTTTCATTATCTCGCCAAATTTTAATATCATTCCAAGT